TGCTGCCCCATCCGGCAGATGATGGATCGGCATTCCGGCATCCAGGTCCCGTGCGTGGCGTTCGGGATAGTCCAGATCGTCCCACGCCGCCCGATCCCCGCGCGCTGGCGTCACATTCGCCTCACCGCCGTTGCCAAACGCCGAGGCGTGGGCGTAGACCTGGCCCGGGCTTGCGACGATCGTCACACCCGCTTGGCTGATCAGCGCCTCGGGGCTGCTGTCCTCGGCAGCAACAGTTACTCCAGCCTGAGAGACCAACGTCTCTGGGCTGCCGTCCTTTGCGGCAACAGTCACGCCACCCTGGGAAATATACTCGGTAGGCATACTACGAAATCACCGCCTCGTATCTGAGTTTGAGCGCGTCGATGTCTGCGTCCTCCCATTCGGCGGAGTCCGCAGGATTGTCATCCATTGTGTGGAAGTAGTACTCCCACGCCGTGCTCAAATCCACGGTTTCTACATCGTCCGTCCCGCCTGAATCGACGCCGACTTTCAATTGTGCCCCGACTGCATCATCCGCTTTGGCCCTCACCCACGCCACGACCGCCACCGGTGTCTTGTCGCTCGCGTCGAAATCCTCAAGCTCCAGTTCGTCCGCATGGCCATTTGTGGCCGTGGAAACGTAGTCCGCGTCATCCTCCGGCGTCTCGTCTAGCAATGCGTAATGGTCGCTCCCGGTGCTCGGAGTCCAGTCGGCCTGTGCTGTGTCGGCGCTGGGGCGCAGATCGTAGCAGCGCAGGTCTCCGAGAAAGCCGCCGGTACCGATGACAAGATCATCAATGAAGAAGTTTTTGGTCCCGCCACCGCCCCCATAGGCATAGAAGTATGTTGCGCCTGTCGTGCCCGCCTGCGGTTTTGTGTCTCCGGAGTAATTGATGCTCTCGTGGCCGTCGATCTTTACCTGGATAGATCCGCTATCTGCAACGACGAGGTAGAACTGCACATGGAACCAGTCGTTGTTCGAGACCTCGACCGACCCGCCGGCAACAAGCGAGCCGTCGACGTAGGCATCGAAGGTGTGAGTGCCCGTGTTCCACCGGAGATCGATATATTCTCCAGTATCAAGCAGGAAGCGCAAATACATTTCGTAGTCATCATAACAATCGTCCGGATTAATCCAGACGCTGACAGATGGATTGGCTGGAATTCCAGGAATGCTCCACCGCGCCCAATGGTGCCAATCACCACCAACGAAGAGCTTATAGCTGCCCGTCTTTGCGCCCCCGGAGATAGCCTGCATATATCCGGTATTCGATGTATCGACGCTTGTTAGCATCGCGTTCCCGCACTCCCACCCATACGCCTTCAAAATCGTTGCCATTTGGTCCTCCTATATCACATCTGCTGTGCCGCCGTAAACATGGCAGCCGACCAATCCCGGCTCGTCCTCCGAGCCGATGAATCCTCTGGCAAATGCCAGGATGCCGTATGCGCCGCCCGCTCCAGCGTTCTCCACGCTGATCGTGCAGCCATAGATCCATCCCGTCCCGCCGCTCGCTGGGGCCAGCACGCCATAGACATCGCTGGCGCTGTTCTCGCTTCTGATGATGCTCAGATTCGCCAGCACGGAGCCGTTGCTCAACGTCACCTGCCCGTCGATGACGCAATCCTCGCGGTTCACCCCCACCACGCTGGCGCCCGCCGGGACCGTGATGTCCCCGGAGTATGTGCCAGGCGGCAGCAGGATTACATCACCACTGGTCGCAGCGGATAGGGCCGCTGCCAGCGTGGCATACTCGCTGGCTGGTGATCCGTCATTATGGATCACCAGCGGCAGGTCGAGGCCCAGGCCGACGGTTTGCTCTGGCGGGCTGCCGGTGATGTCGATCCCCGCGCCCTCACCGATGTCGACCTCCTGTGTGATCTGATAGTAAGTCGTGCCGCCTTCGGTCTCGCCGTCCACTGTTGCCATCGCGGCGTAGCTCTCCAGGTCTGCGAGCCGCCGCTCAAGCTCCTCAATGCGGTCCAGCACGTTATTGGGGATGGCAACGCGATCAAGCAGACTCATGTCTCCTCCTCGGCGTCCTCCTGGTAGATCCACACCGACGCAGCGCGCGGCTCCTCAACCACCAGCTTGCAGGTCCCCGATGCTGGATTGAACTCGCGCGCCAGGATCCGCACCGAACCATCGTAGCCGCCGAACCCAAAGCTCGGCAGCATACAACGCACGGTGTCCCCCAGGTCGTAGTCACTGAATCGTGCCGGGACCTCATCGGCTACCTCCAGCGAGAACAGCCGCCGTGGTTCGCTGTTTGTAGCCAGCACCTCCCGCGCGTGCTGCTCAAGCGTTCCCTGGACGCTCGTCCCGCTGTAGATGGTGCCAGTCTCACGCAGTCCGTATTTTGCCACGCTCTCAGCGTCGCGCGCCGCAACGACGATTCTGTCGCTGCCCCAGGCAGAACCCTCAGCCACGGCGTAATGAGCATTGATGATTGGCCCCTGCTCCTCCAGGCGGAGCCCCGCCGTGATGTTGCGGCCTTCCACCAGCGCAACTGCGGCGCTCTTATCTGTGCCCGCCTCCTGGTAGAAGTCGGCCCGGAATCGGATATAGCCATCTGTGATGTAGGGTGTGAAGGTAACGTCGCAGGGCTCCATCCTCCGGAGGCTGTAGTCCAGCACGTACCACAGGCTCTTGTAGTGGTAGCGCGGCCAGTGCGGCCGTCCGCCGGTCCAGATCGAGCCGATCACGATGCCCAGCGGATCCTGATCCTCTTCTCGCTGCAACAGCTCTCGGAATATCGCGCCAGCTGGTCGCTCGTAGAAGCTGTCGTTCTTCCCGGTGCACCGATATTTCAGCAGGTGCGCAATCTCGTAGCAGGTAACGCTCACGGTCCCACCGGCCCAGGTGCGCGGCAGATCGATCACGCCACCCCACGGCGGCAGGCCATTGTCGAACTCTGCATAGACGCGGTTACCGACCTGCAGATTGGTCTCAGTAGCCTTGGCGTCGGATGTGGAGAGCGTGATCGTGGTCTTTCCGATGCCATTGAGGATCCACGACACCGGCCCAACGTCAGCCACCAACTCCGTGAGAATTTTCCCGAATCTATCCCCCACCAGGATCCGCATCAGTAGTACCGCTCCTCCCAGCTCAGTGTCACAGTGACAGTGCCGGTGTCATCAAAGCGCAGTGTGTTGCTCCCCGGAAGCAGCCGCAGCCAATGGCGTCGTGCTGAAGAGAGCGACAACGCCTGGAACTGTCCGGAATCATCCGCCAGCCAAGTAACGGTTCGCTGGTCCGTATCTATCTCCAGTTCGCTATCGAGATCTATCACGAAATCCAATGTAATGGCATCGCCAGTGGTCTCGTTAGTGATTGTGCATCCCAGGCTGTAATTGCCTTGCTCACCACCGACGCTGACGGTTGGCACCTCGGAGGCGTTGAGATGCACCTCGACGGTCCCGACCTCGACGCGGCTCGGCTTGAAATAGAGCACAATCGCCAGCGTGTCCGCCGCATCCCAATCGCTCGCGGCGGCGGATTCAGACCACGCTTCCCAGGTGTCGGCCGCAGACGGCGCGGACAGCGTCGCCTGCGAGCTCCACCAGGAAGCGCCGCGCACCCAGTACCTCAGGAGGCATGCCAGATTGCTCGTCTCGCTAATGGCATATTTCTGCCCGTTGGACCACGCCGCGTTGACGATTCCACACGGGTTCTCCAGATACCAGCCGAAGGCATTAGGTTGTGAACTTGAAAGCCACGCGCCCGCGACGCTATATGGATCGTCCAGCGTTAATTGCGTTCCAGTATAGCGCCCGCCAGCCCCCGTCGTCGTGATCGAGCCCCAGCCCTGCCACCGTGCGGCGCGCTTGTTGCTGCTATCACCGAATATCTCATAATGCCAGAGTGTGTTTGTGGATTGATCCAACTCGAACGCCGGTTTGTAATCATCGTCTACCGTTGGGGCAGAGGCGCCGGCGTTGCCATACAGAATCCACACATCGTGCTGGATCCAATATACCGCGTCACCCGCATTGTGCGCCGCCGCGCTTGTGCCCTTGGCCGCGCGCGTGATGCCGGTCACGGCCACCGACGTGGTGTCTTTGGCGGTGTAGACAAATGCCTCGTTGCCGATGAGCAGGATGCCGCTCTCGGGTAGCTTGTCCAGCTCATCGCTCTCGTTGAACTCGATCGAGGCGATATCTCCGCTGCCCGGTATCGCTGTCTTCAGCGTCAGCGATGGTGCCGAGCTGAAATCCATGTTGAACCAGATGCCAGTGGCCCCGCTGTTCATATCATCGAGCCAGCGGTAAACCTCTGCGCCGTCCACGCTAATCCGCAGGTCATCACCGTCTGCCTGCATCTTTCCGCCGGAGACGAGCGTAGCGGTGTCCAATTCGGCTCGCACGGGATACTGTGCGCCTGCATTGGATGACCGCCACACCACCGGGACCCAGCGCCGGTAGGCATAGCCGCCGGTCCTGTTGCTGGTGGGCTTGACCTTGATCACGGGGTACGCTTCATCCTCGCCGTCGTTGGTGAAGACGTGTGTCTGCCCGCTGGCCGTGATGCTCCATGTTTCGCTGTTCTCCGATACCGAGCGCCAGCGCACATCGCCATCCACCACAAGCGTGGCCACGAATGCCGTGTCGTGCTGCTGATCTCCATAGACGTGCAACTCCTCGCATAGCGCGTTGACGTACATCTGCACGCCGTCGTGGTTCTCAGCAACGAGAACCTTTGGCGTCTCATCCTCGGGGTCAAACCAGCGGAACAGTTGGCTCCGCAGCGCATCGCGGTTTGCACCCACGATCCTGATGATGAGCGCTATCCGCTGTGGCTTCCGCTGCAGCGCCACGATCACCGGCCAGGCACCGATCCGCTCCAGCAATTGCACGGAGGAGGGTGCCAGCCTGGGCTCCGAGGCTGTCACGAACCCGACCTCATAATCGGGCGCGAATGTATGGCTATCGTAACTGATTATCTCCGTAATCATGTCAGCGCCTGCAATTCTGCCAGCAGTCCGGCTTTATCCTGCACGCCCTGGAGGGTCAGCCCGTAGATGATGATCTGCTGCCGGCCTCCGGAGAATGCCGCCTCTCGCTCTATCCCGCCCAGATTCATCGTCATCGATAACTCACTCACCCGCAGAAGCTCGCTGCTGAGCCGCTGGGCCGCCCTGCGGAGGTCGGGCATTGAACCGAGTATGCCAGCGCCAATGCCCTCCGCGAACGGCTCCCCGACTACGCTGGCCGCCAGGCTGGACGGGGAGTGGATCCCCAGGAATCCCTTGGCGGCATCCAGCGCTGCTCTGGCCGCAGCTTTCGCTGCATCTGCAACGGCAGCAGCCCCTGCCTTGATCCCGTTCGCAATTCCGTCCAGAATAGCCCGCCCAACGGCCCCCCAGTCTGTGTTGGTAAAGAAACTCTTGATGGCTTCCCAGGCCTTGCTACCAATCTCCTTGATCTTCTCCCATCCAGTGTCCCAGAACTCGCGCAACTTCTCACCGAATCCGCGCCAGTCGCCCTGGAACGCGAGGCTGAATGCCTCGAACAGGGTTGTGAATTGCCCCTTGAAGAACTCGAAGATGCTCAGGACGGTGTCCCAGATCTCTTGCGCCTTGGTCATGATGCTCTCTCCGTGTTGCGCCCAGAAATCTGTGATTGCCTGGACCACCGTCTGCACGATGTCGCTGATCGTTTGTATTGCCTGGGGGATGAACTCCTTCAGCCAGCCCCAGACATTCGCGGCGATGTCACGGATTCCCAGGAAGTTGCTCTCCCATGCGGCGCGCAGCGCGGCGACGATGGCGACCACGGCGATGAACACGCCGATGACCGGCGCTGCCGCCGAGACAATGCTTATTAGTGCAGGAACGATCACAGATGCAATAGCTGCCCCGAGGGCGATAAGCACGTCGGACAGCTGCGTGTTTTGGCTGATCCATTCCATGACTGGGGCCAGCGCCTCCTGCGCCGTGGCGATGAACTGCCGCACCTGCTCGACGATATTCATCACGGTATCGGCAACCTCAGGGCCAAACATCTCCGCCAGCGCGATCTTGAAGGCGTTGACCGGTTCAATGCCCGCATCCAGCATCCAGAAGAAATCGCCCACCACCGTGGCCGCCTTCTCGAAGATCGGCGCCACTGTGCCCTCGATGAAGCCCATCACTGGAGGTAGCACGCGCTCGCCAAGTTCAGTAAATGTTCCAATCAGGCTGGAAAGCGCCGGCAGCATCGCCATCCCAATTCTATCCTTGGCATCCTGGATGCCGGCCTTGAATTGCGCCAACCTGGCGGATGCGCTCTCCGTCACATCCGGCATGGCGGCCGTGTTCTCCGCCAGCTTCTCCAGGACGACATTCATCATACCGGCCTGGACCTGACTCTTGCTCAGCTCGTCCGCCTGCACGCCGAACATCTCCGCTGCACGCTCGGTAGCCTGGGAGAGATTGACCTGGATGCCGAGGTTGTCGAGGATCATCGGGCTGAGGCGCCCCACGCCTTTGACCAGGCTGTCGAGCATGAAGCCCATGTCCTGGCCCGTGGAGGCCGAGACTTTGGAGAGATACTGCATAGCGTCTGGCAGCTGGACTGCAAAGTCGGTGCTGACGAGCTGCGCCGCCTGGTTGAAGCTCATCATCAGGTCGCGCTGGCTGACCATGCCGGCAGAACCGCGCCTGAGCGCCGCCATCATCTCATCAGCCCCAATGCCAGCGCTCTCAGCCAGGCCCTCAAATGCCTGGCTCAACCCCTCCACCGGCGCTGCGTCGATGGCCAGCTTGCCCAGCGCGGCCCCAAGCCCAGCGACCGCGCCCGTGGCAACGCCGATCCCGCCCAGCGCCAGCTTGCCAATGGTCTGTAGTTTCTCGCCTGCGCTGCGTGCGATCCGCCCCACGGCGCTATCTACCTGGCCGCGCGCCTTGGCCAGGTCCGCGTCGAGCTTGTCCATGGTGGCGCGAATCGCTACGGTAGCCCGTCCCAGTTGCGCGTCAACGGCCATTCCGCCCCCTCACGTCCAGCCCGCTCGTCCTGATAGATGCCATCATCTGCTCATGCTCCCGTCGCCGCCGTTCCCGCTCCTCGCCTGTCAGCGTCTTGGTCTCGCCCTTATGGAGCAGTTGCCGCAGGCTTGGCATCCGCCGCGTCCGCACCAATGCGGCGATGTGCCACGCAAGCATTATGTCGCGCCTTGCCTCGCGCTCTGCCCGCCATATCTCTGCGTCCATGGCCCGGAGCGTCTCTCGCGGCGTCATATCCCAGAATTCCGCCTGGTTGATCCCGCAGCGCAGCGCATCCTCCAGGAACCGCTCGAAGTCGAACGGCTCCTGGCTCAGGGATTTGGGTTCTCCTCCTGCTCGCTGCCATAGCTCAGAACCGCCGCCACGGCCTCCATTACCACCGTCGCCACAGCCGCGAAGCCCGCCTCGTCCATCACAGCCAGCGCATCTTGCAGGCGCGGGGCAGGCCCGCCAGTGCGCATGTCACGTCGCGCCGCCTGCATTCCAGCCAGCAGCAGGTGCGCCAGCTCAGTGATGCCGCTCGTGTTCTTCGTAAAGCCGTCCAGCACGTCCAGGATGCTCTTGCCGATCTGCCGCTCAGCATCCATCAGCGCGCGATTGGTGTAGAGGACATACACGTCACGGTCTGCCAGGCGGATCACTCCCTCACCGCGTGCGCCAGGCATTAGCTTCCGACCTCCGTCCACTCGCCGTCGATGGTGAGGCTCACGCTGATCGTGGCCTCGCCCTGATCGGGGAATGCCTCACTCATTGAGGTCACGAGCGCGTTGGCGGTCTCTGTCGTAGCGCCTTCCTCCTGGCGCGCGACCAGGACCAGCTCGCCGTCCCGCATTGCGTTTTTCAGCGCGTCATAGTCATCGCGCGTCGGAACATAGAGCGCATCCAGCGAGATCGTCGCGCTGTAACGCCCGGGCAACACGCGCTTTGCTCGGCTGTCCTTGGAACTGACGTCGATCTCTTCCGTCGCCTCCTCGAACGTGACATCACGCTGGCTTCCCACCGCCTGATAGACCGGCACGCTTGGGGTGCCGATATTGACCAGCAGCAGTACATCCGATCCATTCATCGCCATCTCTCATCCCTCCGGCTCATAGTTCCTCAATCGTCATCCGCACGGTGACGATCCTGCCATAGGCATCCTGCTCGTCGGCCGCAATTGGCCCTGAGCACTCCGCCCAAATCCACACAAATCCAGGAATCTCCAGCGTCTGCCGATGCAGCAGGGTCCGCACCCGTTCGGCAATCGCCTCCACCGTTGCGGCGCTCCCGCTCGCTGCCGCATAGCAACGCACGTCCCGAACGATGGTCCGCCCGCGCGTCGTTTTTGTGTCGAAAGGCGCTGCCGCCACATCTCCCGCCGTGATGATATACGGTAGACTGGCGTCGCCAGGCGCTGGTTCAGTTGTGAAGATCGCGGGCTCACCTTTGTAGGTGGCCAGCATGCCCGTCAACGTCGCGTCACCCGCCAACCTGTCATAGATTGCCTGGGTCAGCACATCAGCCTCCGCAGATGATCCGCATCACATCCCTCAGATTCGTCATCAGCGCCGGCCGCAGCCATGGATGCGCGGGCGCGGTCTTGCTGCCGACCTCGATCCAGAAACCGTAATCGCCGCCTTTCTTCCCCTTGGGGATGCCAATGGCTGCCTCGATCGCGTTCCCATCGCGCCTCACAAAGCTCGTCAGGCGATAGAGCGCTAGCAGTTTCCTGTATTTCAACCCGAACTCCGGTTCGCGGATTCGCAGCAGCCTGTGCCGCGCATCGGTCTCTACCAGCTTCGCCGCCTCTTCCATATTCTCCTGGATGTGGCCGGCAATTGCATTCACCACCTCGCGCTGGTTCCATTTCGCAATGCCGCTTCTGCTCACGATCCTAGCTCCTCGCTCACTTCCTCCTGGCGTTCCAGGCAGTCGATCTCCCAGTGATGCCCGGCCAAGCTGGGCTCTCGGATTCCCAGCACCTCCACCACCACATCTCCGCAGCGTACCAGATCGCCGCGCTCGATGTCCACCCCGTACTCGGTATAGAGCACGTGGGTGATCTGCTGTTGCTCCGCATCGGCCACCATCCGCTCGTTGCTGTTAGTCGGCCGCAGCCGGCCCGAGATCGTCCCCACATCCACCCAGGTGATCGTCCACCCACCCTGGCCGTCGCTGGCCCGATAGCGCCGTGACACCGTGAACATGTTGTTCAGCAATGATGCGAAGCTCATGGCTTATACCTGTAGAGATCCAGGATCTCTTTCTCGCTCTTCAGCAGCAACCGCGCGCCACTGACCCCCAACAATCCCAGCCCACTCTGCCCGAGGTTGTAGGATACGGAATAATCACCCAGCGAGGTTGCCGAGATGCCAGGCACGCCGTCTGTGGCCGCCGACATCAGCCCAGCCTGATAGACCCTGGCGGCGGCCCGGGCGCAAATGTCCACGATATTCTGCGGGATCTCCGAGTAGCCATGCGTATATGTCACAGTGACGATCTGCGGCCCCACGGCCCAGAACTGGCCGACCCTGTAGAGGATGCCGTGCTCAACCAGCACATAGTCCTCGTCATCGCCCTCGGTCAGCGTTTCGCCGTCCTCGACTACGCTGGCAACCGATATGACGGGCATTTGCGGCAACACGAGCTTGTGCGTTCTGGCCCACACATCGAGCGTAATCTCATCGTCCTCCACCAGCGCGATCTCCTGGTGGCAGTAGTTCTTGATTGCCGCCGTGGCCTCGGTGATGGCGCGCTCTGCAGATGCGACGGCGTCCGCATCGGAGATGTCGATCTGCAGTAGCTCTATCAGATCATCGACAGTGCAGAAATCGGCCATCACGCCTCCTTGTTTTCCTCTGCGATCCGCCTCTTATTCGATGATCGGCGTCGTCGTTTTGGCTTCTCTGGTTCTGGCGCAGGCTCCGGCTCCGGCGGTTCGATAAGTCCAAACCGCAGCGCATCCTCCAGATGCATCTTCTGGTACACGCCCGGCCTGATCATCACCGTCACCAGGTCGGGCCCGCCCGCCCTCACCACCGGCCAATCCGATCTGCTCTTGATGACTGCCATCTCACCCTCTCCTGCCTCTCCGCGCGAACATATCTAACACCTTCTGCTCATCACCTTTGTGGCACTGCACAAACCGCCCCGGCGCAATCTCAACCCGCACCAGCGGCTCTCCGCGTGGCCTGCCGCGCCCGCGCCTCCCCGCCATCTCTGAGTACTCTCGCACGTCGGCCAGCCACGTTCTCGGCAACACGCACAGCCTCGGCTTCACGCGATAGACGGCGCGCAGAAACGCCAGTCGCGGCTCGTCGCCGTCCTCCAGCTCATCAGCAAATGTCTGAATGAGGGCTCGCCCGCTTTCATTGTCACGAACGAACAGCAGCTCGTGGGCATAGAGCAACACGCGCAGATCCAGCGTGATGGCCCGGGTGCGCTTGCGCTCAGCCGTGCTGCCCACGTCCTCGGCCGTCACGCCGTAGCGCCACAGCGGCACCGCCGCGTCCCATCGCTCCAGGAAATGCCAGGCGGCCGGCAGTAGGTCCCACGGGACCAGTGTGCCCGCCTGTACGAATAGCGTCCGGCCGAATGGCGGGGGGCCATAGTTGCCATGCACAAGACGCAGGCCAGATCTGCGGGCCCTGGTCTCGATGACTCGATCGTCACCGATCAGCACGACGCCAGCGTTTGAGGTACTTTTTGTTGCCATCCCTGATCTTTATCCCCTCGGGCGGGTCAAGCCCGCACCACGAGAACAGCCAACTGATCGTCTCCGGGTAATGCACCAGCGCCTCATAGGTGATCCATACGCCGTCCGCGCCTGCTTCGGCCCATTGGCTGCCGATCATCTGCAGAGCCCGCACTGCCCGCCCATACAGGTCGCCCTTACTGTGGAGCCCACGCGACGCAACGGTAAACTGCATCGACCGGATGATCACGATGAGCCGCACGCGGTATCCCGCCCGCCAGAACCGGTCAACGATAGCTGGCAAATCCGGCCATTCTCCGCCGTGCGGGTAGCTGCGGCGGAAAACGACAAGCGGCGCCGAGGGCTCCTCAGTATCAAGCCTCTGCTCGTGCCAGGCATCCCCGTAACAGCCAGCCTTGATGAACAGGCTCGTGAGAAACTTGGTGCCGGAGGATTCTGGCCCAACGATGATGAACGCTCGCCTATCCATGTCCATGCGTCCGCTCGAATCGCTTGACGGCCTCCCACGCTGCCGGACTGTCGATGCGCCCACGGATCAATCCTTTCCATCGCCTGGCGCGACCCGGGTAATGCATCAGCCCGGCGGTCTTGATCCCTTTGGTATATTTGGGAAATGTGTTCCACTCGTTGCCCAACACCAGAATCCGCAGCGGTTCGGCATAGAGCGCGCGGATCAGCGCCCCCTGGTCGCGCTGCGCATAGCGCTCCCACTCGGCCAGCCACCTGGAGAAGAACCGCTGGACGCGGTCATTGCGTGCAAATGCCCAGACGCCGCCGTTGAGCTGCAGCGTATGGAGTGTGTAGATTGTGCGCTCTGTATCGTTTAACTCGACACGATTACCCGGCCTGCGGAAAGCGTGCATCGTATCCATCAGATGGGGGTCCTTGCAGATGACGAACTCCCAGCCGTCCTCGATCCATTCGAAAAATCGATAAATCGGCGCCACAACCTCAGTGTCGGCGTCCAGATACAGCACGGCCTGCCATTCCGCTGGGGCCAGCTCATAGGCGCGCAACTTGGCCCGCCGCCCTCCGATATCGCTGTCGGGCTGGACGATCAGCACATCCTCCGGCCCGATCTCCCTATCGCTACACAGCGCGATTGGGATATCCGGCATGTGGCGCTTGGCGGTTTCCATCATCCGCCTGGCGCACCTGCGCGCGGGATCCCCAAATGCCACACAGTAGATACCCCGCTTGCTGCCCGTGCCGCGCTCTTTTGGTTTCATTCGCCCCTCGGCTTTCGGTTCTATCAGATGCACTGCATCCGCCGGCCCCTCATCTGCCAGCCCGCCGTTAATGGCCCCGCGCCCCACCAGCGCCTCGAACGCTGCGGCGTGTTCGGCGCACCAATTCTCGACGCTGTATGGCTCGGTGGTTGCGCGCAGCGCCTCGCGGTCCACATCGCTGCGTAACTCTGCGGCTTCCGACACAGCTCTCATCAGATCGGCCACATCACCTCGTTTGTAGCGATGGATCCCCAGCACATCGGGCAGTTCGTCCAGCAACCCAACACCTCGCGGAACCACAACGCTGACGCCGCAGCTCAGGGCCTCCAATGGCGGCATTGGAACGCCCTCGACGCGGCTCGTGCAGATCAGGACGTCGAGGCTCTGGTAAAACTCCGGCATCTGTCGCCAGGAGAAGCGCTCGGCGTGAATCGGCCAGCCCCGTCCCGATGCACGCCATTCCAGTGTCTGGGCGATTGGCATTTTCAGCAGCACACGCGCCAGATCCTCCCCCTTGCGCTTGTTGCGGTAGATATAACCGCTGAATCCTGCCACCAAATGCCCTTTCCCCCTTTGAGGGGAGGGCCGAGGCGGGGGGACGAACCGTTCTCGCTCCACGGGCGGGTGGACCTGTACCGTCGGCCCGAATTGCTCCAGGTACTCTGCATACATACGTGCTGTTGCCATGCGCAGGTCCACCCGTTTGGCTGTCCTGTCAAAGAGCTTGGCCTTGGCATTGCCCGGCGGTTGCTCCTCGCGATGCGTGAAGTAGGCTGCCACGGGTGCATCGGGCCATTTGCGGCACACCTGAACCTCAAAGTAGGCGCTCAGGTAATAGGCATCGTAGCCCGGTCGTGGCGCTGCGGTGAGTGTCCATCCCAATCGATCCCGCAGGTACCTTGCGAACCTCGGGATCACCCGATCGTCGCTCGGGTTGCGACAGATGACGTTCACACGCAGCGCCATCATCACTCCTAGCTGCCGCTGGTTAGATCGACCTGGCAGAATGCAGCAGGCCGGATCACACCGAACGCGGCGCGCATCTCAGCCAGGATCGCCACCAGGTTGCGGATGAAGAAGTCGCTATGGCTGTCGCTGACCTGGATGCTGGCCCGTTCGCGGTCCCATAGGATCGCCTTGCGCCAGTCGCCCAGCAGGGCATAGCCCTCGGTCACCGTCTGGCTCGTGACCACCGGGTAGCCCCAGAGCTGTCGGCGTCCCTGCACCATGGGCCCGCCCCAGTAGTAGCGATTGTTGCTATCCTTCAGCAGCTCGATGGTCTCCCAGTCGTTGGGGTGGAACACCCAGCCCGTTGGCTGAGCCTTCCCCGTCACCTGTACCGCGGTGACCGCCTTGCGGGTAGTCGTCAGGATGTCGGTGTCATACGCCTGGACAAGGATGCCGGCGGTATTGACCAGACCGGTGAAGTTCTCGCCGGTGCCATCGCCATTGATGATCTGGTCCTCCAGCTCCTCATTCAGGTCGTCCCGCAGTTCCTGGTCGATGATCCCGCGGATCTGCGCGGCATCGCTCAGCGCGCGCTTAGTGGCCGGTATCCACACCGCGATGGTCTTGACGGCTGCCTGCACCTTCTCAAACCCGAGGGTAGCTTCTGGCTTCTCGCCCTTGACCTCGCCGCTGGCGCCAGAGTAGGTCGCCACGTTGGCCTCAGCGACCGGCGCGGCCTGCGATACCTGCGTGGTCTGCCGCACGAACTCCACCAGGTCACTCGTGGTGGTCCGGCGGTTGATCAGCCCCAGGATATTCAACGGATAGCGTCCCAACGGTTCATAGATCCCGGTGTAGTCGGTCTGCACGAATGCGCCCGCGGAGGTGTCGTCGCCCCCAGTCACCACGTCCTTGCGCCCGAACAGCGACCTGAACTCCACCGGCGGGGACATCAGCCCGCGCATCGAATCGGGGATATGGCCGCTCGGCGCGATCTGCTTCAGCCACGCCTTGAAGGCCGGGCTCTCCACGAACCGCTGCCCCAACGTCCCCTTGGGTGCGGCGCTGCCAGCCGGTGGCGCTTCCCCAGCCTCGATCTCGAACCCCATCACCGCTTCCCTCAGCTTGGCGTCATCCTGCGCCTGCTTCAGCTCGTCCTTGAGCTTTTTTGCCTCGGCCAGCAGGTTGGCCACCTTCTGCCGCTCATCGGCGCTGAAATCCCGCTTCTCCTCTTCCGCCTTCTGGCAGATGGCGCGGGCGTCCATCAACGCCTTCCTCATTGCCTCTCGCTTGTCAGTCATCTCATTCCCCCTCTAGCATTTCGATCTCGATCTCTGCCAATACCACCTGCGGCGTCGGTCCGCTCGGCTCACCGCTATCTGCGGTCTGGCCTTCGCCCTTCTCCGCAATCTCACTAAGAGACTTCAGCTCTGGCGGCTCAACATCCGCATCGCGCAGATGCCGCGCCAGATGGTTGTAAACTCCCTGCCGATCGGCGCTCGGGATGGTGGTTCCTCCTCGCCCCCCATTCAGCACCCCGATTCCGGATTGGCACGCCCGGATGTTGGCGGCCCCTGGGTTGCCGCTCCCGTCGACCATGTGGTGCGGGAACTTGTAGCTGGACTTGACGGATGGATCACCGTCTGGGTCTCGCCAGGCATAGATGCGCCGGTAATAGGCCTCGTTCTCACCGGAGCGCGCCCGCGCCTCGTTGGCTGGCCCATCCCATGCGGCATCAGTGGTTGGCGTTGAGTGGCTGGCGAGCGCGCCCTTTGCGCCTTTCACATACACTGTGCCCGTGTCGATCCCCGCGCCTCGCTGCACCGGCGCTACGCCCCAGACATCGAGCTTGCGCAGGAAGCGCACCCGCCGCTTCTCGCTGTCCTGCTCGAACGTCCCCAGCTTCGAATCCAGGATGTTGAACGTGTAAGACCACTCAGCCAGCGGCCCCAACGCCTTGACTACCTTGTAGTGCTCCAACCCCGAGGACGTATCCAGGAAGAATCTCCCATCCACCACCGCTTTATCACCCTCCTCCCTGATCACCCCCATGCCAACCGGCAGCTTGTCGTAACCGTGATTCCATGCCTCGATAATAGCCTCCTGGCCCACCCGAAATGCGCCGGGCACAGTTACATCGCCGTCGTGGTCCACGACATTCAGCGTGGCGAACTCCGCCCGGAACTCGCCGGTCTCGTCGCTGTTCGCCTTGAGCGCAATCGGCGCTCGGTATACCTTTCTCTCCATCATCCCTCCTTATCGCCCATAGGTCAGCGTGCAATTGCAATTTGCATTTTCGTCCGCGTCCCCTCGCGGATCGCCAGGCCAACGCAGGCCGTTTGGAAATACGTCGTGGATGCCAACCGTCACGCCATCCTGCGCCGCATGGCTGGGGCGCGGGTTGGGTCCCGCGTGCCAGGTCTTGCTCCGTAGCCCTCCCTGTCGCGCGGCATTTAGCGCCCCGAAGTTTGCCAGGCTGTTGACCTTCGCGCGGGCGAACTGCGCCGCCCTGACCCCAACCGCCAGCTCGAATACGTGCTTGACCGCCTCCGCTGGATCGTCCTCGCGCAGCGCCGCCTCAATCTGCCGGCGCGTGGTGGCATTCGTGTACTCCGCCGTCACCCTGGCGTTCTCTTTGAGCCACGGCAGCATCTCGTCCATCTGCAGATCGGAACCCAGCTCGCCTGCAACATATTCAGCCCACGCTTTTGCAGTCTCTACCCCCATGCGGTAGAAATCGTCGGCTAGCTCGCGGTTCCATCGCTCCTCATCCCATAGCACGTCCAGTTCCGGGGCCTCCTTTGCCTCCGCGCCCCGCCGTGCCTTCAATTTGCTCATCAGCGCGGCCCGCTGCCGCTCGAATGTCCGCACAAGCAGCCGTGTCCATTGCTCGGTATAGCGCTCCCGCAGCTTCGGTTGTGTGGGATCGATCTCCCCCTGCGCCTTAGCCTCCAATGGCGCCAGCGACTTGGGCGCCGTGTCCCTTGGTGAGGCTAGCCCACCCACCATCACATTGAGTGGTGTGACCAGAACCGCCGCATCCCCGCCCATGCTGGGCAGGTTCATCCTGGCCCGCGCCTCGTCCGCAGTCATCCATGGGCGCCCCACGGCGCTCTGCAGCGCCTGGATCTGCTCCTCGAATGAGCCCTGGAGCTTCTCCTGGATGTTGAACTCCACGTAGACGCCGTCGCTATCCTCGAAATCCGGCAGCAGCTGCAGCTGGATGTCCTGCTCAATGGTCGCCAGCCACGGGCCAAGGCTATCCTGGTAGAGCTGCTTGTGCTGCTCTTTGATGTTGCTGAACGTCGCGTGGTCGAGGATCCCCACCATCGGCAGCGGGATGTGGTAAGCCCTGGCGCACTCCTCCCGCGTGAGCTTGCGCCCCGCCAGATACTCGCTCTCCTGGGCGTTGAACTCCACCGTCCTCCACGTCATCCCTTCCTCTAGGACAGCTGTCTTGCCGCTGTTCTCACCTCCGCTATACAGCGCCTCGAACTCGGCCTTGAAGCGCTCGCGGGCCGCCTTGCTCCATTCCGGCGCGTCGGCCGGCCGCTCGATAATGCCATGCATGCGCGCCGCGTTGCGCCAGAAGTTTTCCCGATAATCGCCAGCCGCATGCTCCTCGGCCAGGATCCGCCGCAGCGTCTCGAGCGGGCTCAGTCCCGTCGTGGGGTCTTCCGGGTTGTAGCCCCGGAAGTGCACAATGTCCTCTGGCCGGAACGAGCGCGGCCGATCTCCAATGTCGATCTCATATCGCGTCGGCACCAGGCTGCCATAGACGCGCACCAGAGTCGGCGGCACCCGCAAGAGCCCCTGGGTTTGCCCGTCCACGCGCACTTTGAGCCAGAAGGCATTGTGGTAAATGCCCAGGTCGCTCATGAGGCTCTCGATGAGACGATAGCGCGTCATCTTGAACTGCGGAGGCAACGGCTGCTCGATCAGGCGCGCCAGCGGGTGATCTCGGAGGCGCTGGCGATCGGTCTCGCTCACACGCCGGAACACGTGCAATCCTAGCTGCGCAATGTTGCGAGCCAGGAAATCAACGCATACCCGCACGTTTGGCTGGGTGCGATAGAGCGTGGCATAGTCGTAGTAGTACTGGTCATAGAGCCTCACGGATCTGCGGAGATGCGACGGATACCAATTCGTCACTTCAACGGCCGCCAGCGCACCGACGCTCTGCACGATCGTCATCTCATACCACCTGGATGAAATCGATATTTGGTTGCATAATCACCACCTCACCGTCCATGATGACGGTCTCCCCGCGCGGCTTCAGCATCTCCGCATTGCGCAGCACCAGGAACCCCCGGCGGCGCTCCCATAACACCCCCCGAAAGGCCAACTTCGTCTTGGTATTGACGATGACCGTGCGCCGCTCCGGATACCGGTCGAATAGTTTCATACGATCTCCAATCCGCGCTCTTCATAGACGCTGCGCCGCTGCGACTCGTGCCTCATCGCCCGATCAAGCGCCATGATCCCGGCTACAATGCCGTCGATCTTCTCCCGCGATTTCGCCTTATTGGGTTTCATGTTGCCTGCTGCGTCCTGGCTCACAATGAGATTGTCGGCCATCCAGCGCAACACAGGATTGCCGAAATGGATCAGCTTGCGATCGAGCACCAATCGCAGGAGCTCCTTAGTCGGCGCCGACATACTCACAAATCCCTGCCCGAACCCGACCATCGTGAATCCCGCCCCCTCAAGCTGCTGGCTGACCTGGAAGGCCCCCCACCGGTCGAATGCGATCTCGCGGATGTTGTAGCGCTCGCCCAGCGTCACGATGTCCGCAACGATACGCTGGTAGTCGATCACATTCCCCGGCGTCGCCTCGATCAGCCCCTGCCGGACCCAGGCGTCGTATGGAACCCGGTCCTTCCGCGCCCGCTCGATCATGTTCTCTCGCGGAATCCAGAAGAAGGGTAGCCAGGCGTAGCGCTCGTCCTCCCCCGGTTCGCTCGGGAAGCATAGCACAAATGCCGCCAGGTCGCTATTGCTCGCCAGGTCCAGGCCGCCATAGCATTCCGCGCCCTCCAGCAGCTTTTCGTCAAATTGTGGGCATGCATCCCAGGCCTCCATCGGCAGCCATCTGCTCTCCTGCTGCGTCCATTGATTGAGGTGTAGCCGCCGAAACGTGTTCTGGTACGCCGGCACCAGCCGGGCCCGTCTGGCCTCCCCTTCCAGGTAGTCGCGCTTGATCGTATGGCCCAGGCTCGGGTTGGCCCTCTCCCAGGTCGCCGGATCGAGCCAGTCGTCGTCCTCGCCCGCCGCGTAGATCACGGGATAGAAGGAGTCATCCTCTATGATGCCGTCCCGCACCTGCCGCGCGTACTCGTGCTGCTCCCAGCAGATGCTCTGGCGGTCGTAGCCCGCCGTCGTGATCGCGACGATCAGCGGCTGCCTCCTCGCGCCCGTCGCCGTGGTCAGCACGTCCCACAGGTCCCGGTTCGGTTGGGCGTGCAGCTCGTCAAAGATCACGCCATGCGCGTTCAAGCCGTGCTTCGTCGGGGCGTCCGCCGAGAGGACACGGTACACAGATCGCGTACTCGGAACAACGATGCTGCGCTTGTAAATGTTCGCCAGCCTTGCGAGAGGTGGAGAGCTCTCCACCATCTGCTTCGCCGCCTCGAATACAATGGCCGCCTGGTCGCGGTCCGCCGCCGCCGAGTAGATCTCCGCGCCAGGCTCACCGTCCGCGAACAGCAGATAGAGCGCGACTCCAGCCACAAGCGAGCTCTTGCCGTTCTTCCTCGGGACCTCGATGTAGACGGTGCGGTATCGCCGCGTCCCGTCCGCCCGCTTCCAGCCGAAGACATCGCGGATGATCTGCCGCTCCCACGGTAATAGCGTGAACTTCTGTCCCGCCCACTCGCCCTTGACGTGGCGCAACAGCCCAAAGAACGCCTGGGCCGCGCGGGCCGCCCGCCCATCGAACCAATAGTCATCAGCCATCATCCTGCCCGGGTATATCGACGCTCTCAAAGAGCAACTCTGCCAGGGATTTCTCCTCGTCCTCGGCCAGCATGGATTGCAGGCGCGACCGCTCGGCGGGCGACAGGCCGAGCTCCGGCAGCAGTTTTCGCATCTGCTCCCATGCGCGATTTGCCACGTGCAGGTATGGATTCTGGTAGAAGTTGCCGGAATCTTTTGAAACAAGGATCGGCCCCAACCGCTTCACCATGCGCTCGGCCTCAATCCAGCGGCTGGCGGCCGTGCAGAACATGCCCAGCACGTAGAGATCAACGTCCGTGAGAAGGCCGGCCCTCAGGAGCTTTGGCCCCAGGCGCCGCCAGATTTTCTTACCCTCGTCGTCGAGGTGGTCTGGCGCCGGTGGCATCCTGCGAGGTATGCGAAAACGCGGCTCGGCGTCATTCAGTGGACGCTTGCCGGGATTTCCCTCCAGAATCTTAACCGCCGTCGGCTTTGGTGTCCGTCCGGGCCTCATGCCCTACCCCCATATTCAATTCGCGGCCACATGCGCAAGACTGCCCGCGCGCTCCCGCCGAGGCACGCCCCGCGCGATTGGAACTCCCTATCCCTTCGCATTTCCCCCGAACAGGCTCCCCAGCCGCGCGTGGATCTGCGCATGGCACAGCCTGCACACCGCCATCAGGTTGATCGGATCGTCCGAACCGCCCTCACTCTTCGGCACGATATGGTGCACGATGGTGGCCTTCGCCCTGCCGCATCGCTCGCAGACCGGGTGCTCCGCCAGATATTCATCGCGGATCTTCCGCCACCCCGCGCCATAGCCCTGCTGCGTCGATGATCCACGCCGCGCGTTCTGACGCCTCCACTCGAACGATTGGTGCTCATGGCAATAGCGCCGGTTTGGATCACGCACCAAGTTCGGGCATCCCGGGAACGCGCACGGCCTGGCCGCTCGGTATGGCATAGTCTATCCCGCCTTCGCTATCCTAAATCCCACCTTCTCGGCGTACTTCCTCGCAACCCGGCGACGCACCTCAACGGTATCCGGGTACCGTACGCGCCAGTTCGGATTCGGCCGCTCAAACCATCCCGCGCGTAATTCGCTCGCAGTCGCCGCCATGCTCTGTTGGGCGCGTTTCAGGCGCCCAGGATAGCGCGCCGGGGCGATAATCTGCACGTGCCGCGTAAACCCCAACCCGTGAAAGAACCAGCGCCGGAACTCGTCAAAACGCTCCCAGTAATCGTCCTGCAACGGCAGGACGCCAAGCGGGGCGGCTGGTTGCGGTATGAATGCATGGAAGTTCATCATCACCACGCCTTTTGGTAACTTGTGTAGCTCCCTCACGAGCCAGCGCAGTTCATCATAATCGTCGTCGGTTTCGCCCGGAAGCCCGGGAATGAAAAACCAACGCACCCCAACCCCGTTAGCCAAAAGGCTAAACGAAACATTCAGCAGGTCCTCGTTATGAACCGGTTTTCCAACGGCAACGCGCAATCGCTCCGAAATACCCTCCACACCAATCCTCACGGATTTGACCTGTTTCCTGGTCAGCGGCATGAGCTTTTTCAGGTTCTGCATCCGGACCGACAGGAACTCCTGTTGGCCCGGCCAGATCACGCGCTCCTCTGCTGCGTCATTTGTCACAATCGCAACCCGGTGGCCGTCACGCTCAAGTTTTCGTATCTGCGCGCTAAGCCGGTCTGGAGCCGGATTCGGCCGATAGGATGATTCCCATCCGGTCTGGCAGAACAGGCACTTGTAGCGGCAGCCGCGCGCACCGAAAACACGCACCGTCCCATCGGGATGTCTGAGCGGCGGCACCTCCCACGGAAAATCCTCGTTTGGTACCACCTCGCGCGATTCTCCCGGCACCCACGCCTCGGGAAGGGCGGCGGCTGCATCCAGCCCATCTCGTAACAGCGTGCGGATGAACCGCGCGCCCTCGCCGACGCAGATCAGGTCGGCCAGGTCATCAAACACGGCCGGCGCATAACACCCGCCGCCACCCAACACCACAACGGCGTGATGGTTGCCAGTGGCCCGTAACGCCCGCTTTACATCCGCCACGCCCTGCTGGCTCGAAACCGTCACCAACAGAATATCGGCTAATGACGGGGCGCTCTCCGCAATCCCAGCCCGCTCCAACTCCCACTGGAGCCAGCTAGCCGCCAACCCACGGTGCGCTCGCCTGTGATAGTTGGCGTCAATGATTGCGATTCTCAAAGGCCCGCACCCCCATCACAACGATCTGCTCAAGCGTCTCGTATATCGGCGCGCCGTGCTCCTGGAACTCCTTGTCCAGCACAGCCACGAGCATCTCAATCACCTCTCCTGGTAGGTGCGTCTCCACGTCGCCCAAAATCACCGCGATGTGCTGCGCGCCCTTCACCTGATCCCACGTGCTCGAAACACCCTGTCCGTCGCGGTCAGTTGATGTATCTCCGTAGGGCTCCTCCGCCTCCAGCGCCAGCTCCGCCAGCAACTCCGCCACGGCGTCGCTGTCCGTCGTTAGCGATTGCAGTAACTCGTCCAGCGCCTCGGCGTTGGCCTCCGCCATTGCGGCGATCGGATCCAGCGTCGCCAGGATGAGCCGCTCCTGCTCCTCGCTCCAGGAACCAACCAGCACAGGCACAGGCTCCCCGCGCTTCTCCGCCACATCCCGGCGCAGGTGGCCGTCAATCAGGCGGCCTGTCGCTTCATTGTAGAGCAGCACCCCGGCCCAGCCAACCTCGTCGATGACATCCTCCAGCGCGGCCCGCTGCTCTCGCGTGTGGCGACGCCAGTTGAGCGGGTTCTCCGCCAGCTCTCCAGGATCCAGCCACTCCAGCCGCAGCTCATTGTCGGCCATTCAGCCCCCGAAATTCAATTTCAATCCCGCGCCACTCACCGCTCTTCCCCTTCTCTCATTATACCACATCCAATCGGCTCGCACAAGCCAAACCCACGGTTAGTTGTGCGATTTTGCACGGTTTTCTGCCCAAATATTGATTTTGAGGTCGATCCGCGCTATACTGTAGATAAATCAGATAGGAGGTGTGAGATGAAGATTGAAGTCACAAACACACAGAGGTTGATGCTCGTCTGGATGATCAGGAAGCGCGTGCGTGAGTTGGCCGCAGAACTCTTTGATGACAGTGCGGCGGACTTGACAGAGACAGTATCAGAGCTCGCAGAGCTACACGAGCTACTACTGAGGCTGGAGGAGGTGCAAGAATGAAATCGGTCTATGGCAAACTGCTGTCCGTCCAGAAGGCCCTCGGTGCAGTCCCGCGCCGGGGGCGCAACCCGTTCACCAAGAGCGACTATGTGACCCTCGACGATCTGCTCGGCGCGCTCAAGCCCGCGCTGAATGACGCGGGGCTGGTGCTAATCCAGACAGTCGTGACGCCCGGCGGGCGCGCGGGCTCTAGCCCGTTGTCCAAAATAGCTAACCCGGCTGCGACAAACTCTGCTAGCGAGCAGCTCTTCCTGAACACGATCATTGTGGATCCAGAGAGCGGAGAGAAGTTCGAGACCTCGATGCCGCTCCCTGCTGTCGCTGGCAAAAACGAGGCCCAATCTCTCGGCGCAGCCATCACCTACGCGCGCCGCTACAGCCTCTCGGCGCTGTTCGGCATCGCCGCCGAGGACGACACCGACGGCGAACCGAGCAAATCGCCTGGCCGCCCCCGGCCGCCCAAGCCAGGCGGTGTCTGGGGACAGGATCACAAGCAGCAGAACAAGGCCGAACCAGTCCCGCCGGCCGAGCCCCGTGATCTCTGGGACGAGGAGGAGCGAGCGGCACAGCAGCAGGAGCAGGAGCGCAAGCCAGCGGAGCGCCCTTATGACCCAGCGACCCTGAGGACAATGCTCATCCGCGCCATCGACGCCAAGCTGACGGCTGGCTTCACCCTGGACCCCCATCGCGCCGACAATCTGCGTGGCGCAATCGTGGCGGCCATTGACAAGATCGCCGACCATCACGAGTTCGCGTCCTGGCTCGGTATCCCAGCGTCCGCGACGCAGTGGGATGATGCAACGCTGGAGACGTTGCGGCGCTGGCTGTCATTCCGCCAAGAGAATGACGGTTCCTGGAGCTTCGATGCAGCCACAGCTCTGGAGCTCGCGGCCGTCATGCGCGAGCTGAACCCACAAATCCCAGGACTAGAGGAGGCATGACATGATGATGGGAGAAAACAAATTCATAGACGCCATGCTTCATTATGGCATCCGGAAGGGAAGGCGGATCACGCCTTCCCTCCTTGAGACGATCATGAGGACTCACGGGGCACCAGTGGCCTTTCTGATTGACTCGGCCAGCCACGCCTGCCCGGTGTGCGGTCACAACACCTATGGCGGCGGAATCTGCAACGAATGCGCAGGCCGCCTCCAGCATGCCTTCGGGCGCGTGCGCGATGACTATCTTGAGCTCATCGACGACCTCACGGGCGAGATCATCACCCGCTGGTGGCTGAGGGATGAGGAGGCCGCCACCAAACCTGTCTACCTTGTGGCGGATCTGTGGCGGCTCGGCGTGCGCATCGACGGTCTGCCGGATGACCTGGCCGCTGAGGCTGAGCAGTATCTGTCCGAGATCGAGGCCTGACGTGGCGGCGGGGCGAAGAGCCGCCGGGCCCAACGCCCCGCCAACCTAGGAGGTGTGCTATTATTGTACCACATCCCCGCAATTGTGCAAGGGCCAACCGCACGATTCCCCTTGCCATGTCCTGCGTTCCGTGCTATAATGAGAGTAGATCGGATGGCTACCGGTCGGATTAACAGGCACGGCGTAAAGGGTCGCGCACATTCCAACAGATCGCCGCTTTGTGGCGGTGGCACGGACCACAAACCCGCTTAGCCAGCGGGAATGCCCTTTACGCCCCGTGCTACCGCGACAAGGCGGCGATTTTGTGTTAGCGCCCTTACCTGGCGGGTAAGGACGGAGACAAGGAGAATGCGATGGATGAAATGACGAGATGGCTGAGGAAATGGGGAACAGTTGTCTGCCTTGATGGCTTTCTGCCGATGCTGTGGGAGCTATACAACATCACAGGCGATCGAGACGCGGCGCTTATCCTGATGTACATAGCGGGCGCCCTATCGCTCGCCTTCCCGGAGGTGGAATGGATACCGCGTTCAGACATGGAGCTCGCAGACGAATTGTGCACAACGGTGCACAGGATACGCAGGGCCAGGAAGCTGCTTGAAGACGACCTCGGTATCATCGAGACTGTGGTCAAGCCAAACGCCTACAACGGCGCCCCAACGCGGCATTACCGCATCATACCAGACAAGCTGTATGAGCTACTAGAGGACGCGGATGCTCTATATCGTTTCGAGATGGAGGAATAGCCATGAAATATACCGTTGTGATCAATCAGGTCGGTATCGCACAGGCCGGGCTGTTCGGCAAAGGGAAGACCGATCTTTATGACTGGGCAATACTCGACTATCTTTTCGACTGGCGAGAGGTTGAGGGGGCCGATGTCATCCAGGACGAGTCCGGTAAGCGATTTGTATGGTGCTCATACGATCATCTGCTAAGCGAAATGCCAGCCCTGGCTATCAGCAAGTCTGCGCTATCACAGCGCATATCGAAGCTACGCGGATTAGGGCTAGTGGAGACGATCAGGAGAAATCAACGTCTCTACGTTCATGTCACACAGAAGGCGGCCAACGTGCGCTTTTACAATGCCAGCAATCAGGGCGTTAAGCTAGCTGAACAAGGTGTTAAGCTAGCTAAACTTGGTGTTAAGCCAACTGAACGTATTAGTATACCAGATACTAGTATACCAGAAGAGAGAGCCACATTGACTTTAATTGAAGATAGTTGTGCATCCGAAGGATGCCGCGACGCTTCAGAATCAAAACCCGCAACCGAACCACCCGCTCATCCCGAGCCGTCCCGCAGCCTACCGGCTGCGCAGCCTGACGGCTCCCCGGGGGGTTCCGAGAAAAAGCCCACGAGACCGCGCAAGCGTAGGAGAAAGCCGCCGTCAAACATCCCGCCTGCCGTGGCCGCATTTCGGAGCGCCAGCTACCGGTATCCGCCGCGTGCCGTCTGGCCCGACATCGTGAAGGCCGTTGGCAGCAAACGCGAGGACGTGGAACGATGGAAGCAGGTCGTCCATGCCTGGGTGATCGTGGGCTGGAACAAGATGGACGTTGGCGGGATGCTGGAGTACTACATGCGCAACGAGATACCAAAACCCGGGAGACGGCGACGGGATGAGACGAAGCGGCTGGGGCCTGTGTTCACGCTGGCGGACGCGGAGGATTAGCGATGGCGGTCGCTGTTTTCAGACATCCGCCCGGGCGAGGCGGGCGCACAGAGTCGTACATCATTGGGCCTGCGCGCGACCTGTTTGCCCATATCCCGTGGGGCGAGAAGAAGCTCGGCGAATTCGTCGGGATCGTTGAGGAGTGGCCTGGATGCCCGACTGATCCGTACTTTGTGCTTGTCTGGTCGTTTTCTTTGAAGAGCAAGGCGGCCCAGGCGAAAGCAGCCCGCGACGAGCTTAAGCGGTTCCTCCCGAAGAAGCTCCATCGCCTGATCACGCTCGCCAGGCGGATCAATGCGTCGCCGAGGTGGAGGCTGCTGGAGATCGGCTCGACAGATAAGCGCACGAAGGAGCAATTGTTCATCGACGAGGTGCTGAATGAGGAGGATCGGCGCGCCATCGGCATATACATGGACCCGCACGACTTCTGGCGAGCGGCGACGGGCCGCGTGCCGCATGACAAGATTGCCGAGCTGATTACGCAGCAGCTGGCGTTCGATCTGGACAACGGGGCTGAGTAGAACATCTGTCCCATGACGAATGTCACGCCTGCTGTTCGATTCTGTTCGGTTTTCGTGGAAAGTATTGAAATTCGGTGTGGAATCCCTTATACTGTAGGTAGATCAGACAGGGAGGTGTGAGATGGCGATCAGGGTTTTGGCGAGAGTGCGAGGGAACAGGATCAAATCAGTCAGCAGCGTCAAAATGGCCCGCGAGGACGTTATCCGCATTAACCCGGGAGACCAGGTCCCGGAGTTTGAGTTTGAGTTCGTCGGGATGGATGCGCCGCTGACCGATCAGGAGATCCCAGCAGAGATCAGCATCAATCGCGGACGCCAGGTCTGGGAGGCCAGGCAGAAATTGAGCGGGTTCATCAGCAACACCAAGGACGCCGCGAGGGACATCGCTAGGATCGCGTGGCTCGACAACATGATCCGCACGCAGGGAAAACGCATGGAGAGCCGCTACCCCGGCAAGGATGCGATCACAGGCGAGGAATTTGACGCTGGCGCCGAGATCTATTGGCTGCGCGGACACGGCGCAGTGATTGTTAGGGAGGCGCGAGATGACGCGGTTCGATGAGTTGCGCGAGATTGCACAGGAGATCTACTCCAACTTCACGCTGGACGGCACCACGGCAGAGGGGGTCATCGAGTGGCTGATGACCGACCAGGACGCCCAGCAATGCTGGGGCATCGAACCCGGCGACTACGATGAGGACGACCGTCGTTTGCTGGTCCGGTATCTAGCAGAACTAATGGGTGAGGCATGACGCAAATCCTCTCCGACACATCCGCAGAGCGGGCGCTGATCGGCTCCATGCTGATCGACCCGCTCTGCATCCACGCTGTCAGGGCGGTCGTGGAACCGTCGGCCTTCACGGATGCCAACAACCGCGCCGTCTACGACGCGATCTGCGCCCTCACGGACGAGCATGCGCAGATCGACGTTTTGACGATCTCCGCTAGGCTCCACGACAGCAAGCGCCTGAAATCCGTCGGCGGGCCAGCGGCCATCGCCGGACTGATCAACGAAACGCCGACGAGCGTCCATGCGCTGGAATATGCCCAACGCATCCAGGAGTTAGCCCGTCGTCGCGGCATGATCGCCGTGGCGGCCGACCTGGTGCGCAAGGCCCACGACATGAGCGCCGACACGGACGGCGTCGCGGCCTGGGCCATGGAGCGGATGCGCGATCACATGGTTGGCGGAGAACTACAGAGCGCGGCGGCCATTGCTAACGATATCGCCGACGAGATGGCCGCCTACACCAAGGAACCACTCAAACCCGGCCAGGTGCGCGGGCTCTCCACCGGATGGCGCGACCTGGACGGCGCACTGGGCGGATGGCGCCCTGGCTTCTACGTCGTCCTGGGCGAACCGCACGTGGGTAAGTCGTGGTTCCTGCTTTGGGCCGCAGCGCGCGTGGCGGAGAGCGGGCGGCGGGTGCTGCTATTCTCCCTGGAGATGGGCGCCTCGTCCCTGGTGCGGCGATTGTGTCTGGCTCGAGCGCGGGTGTCCCGGCGGGACTACGACCTGGGCCACATGACGCGGGAGCAGGTGGAGGCTTTCACAGACATGGCAGCCAGGATCTCCGAATGGAACATGGACATAGCCGACACGATTGACACGGTCGCCGGGATCACGGCCACGATCTACCGCGAGGCCATGAGCGATGAACCACCGGCGCTGATCGTCGTCGATTACCTGGGCCTGATCCGCACCAGCTACCATGCAGAGAGCGCCAACTGGGAGATCATCAACCTAACCCGGGCGCTCAAGGCCCTGAGCCATCAGCTGCAGATCCCGCTACTCACAGCCCACCAGATCAGCGACAAGGCGATCGAGCAGCGCAGGGACAAGCGCCCGCGCAAGGCCGACGCCTACGCCAGCGGCGGGATCTCCCAGGACGCCGACGTGCTCCTGGGGCTGTATCGCTCCGACCTGCACCCCGAGGCGCACGATGCCAGGGACCCTGTGCAGCCCAACGTGATGGAGGTCATTGTGTTCAAGGATCGGCTCGCTGGCACGCAGCCTGGCCTGCGGATCCCGCTCTATTTCGCGCCGACGGGGGCGCTGGCGGATTTGGCGAGATGATTTCGTGGTAGGAATTGGGCAGAATTGGCAATATACAGCAACGGAGGCGTGTGATGAAAATATTTCTGGTTTGCCCGGTTCGTGGCATTAGTGATAGCTATCGTGATGGTATAGAGCGACAGGTTAAACGGCTAGAAGATGATGGACATTCAGTATATTGGCCGCACAGAGACACGCACCAATCACAACGCGAGATTGATATATGCTCAGATAATCTAGAGGCGATTAAGGGTGCGGACGTCGTCTATGTGATCTGGGACGGCAAATCGCAGGGGGTGTTGTTTGATCTGGGGATGGCATTCGCTCTCGGGAAACCAGTGCGGACGGTGACAGGATATATGCCACGCATGTCTATAAGTAAATCATTCCAAAATATGGTTTTCCAGTGGGAGGATGGGTTATGAAGAGGTGTGTGATGATTGGGCCAGAATTTGTCACGGAACATTTCGCAATCAAGGGCGGATACATGCCGCAGCTCGTGTTTGTCGGTAGCGAACCAGAATCTCTCTGCGATGCGCTAGGGCTGAGCATCGAGAAATGGTATGCCGTCTGCGTGTATTACAGCGGTGAAAGCCGCACCGTTTTGAGCGATGGCGGACCGTTAACGTGCGGGCTGTGCATGAAGTATTGCGATGCTGGCAATCCGTGCTATGGTTGCCCAATTGCATACGACGGCCATTTCCTGTGTCGCGAGACGCCGTACGGGGATTATGTCGCGGCATTCGTGGATGGAGACTTCAACAGGGCGAAAGATGCCGCATTTCGTGAGTTGGCGTACCTGGAGAGCGTTTGTCGAAGGTACGGTTCTGCGTCATGTGATGAAAAGAGCTTCTGGCGCAATCGCGCCCGCGCATTCGTGTTTGAGCATAACGCGGAAACAATAGCGGAGCTGCGAGAACTTGCCGAGCAGTGGGGGGCCAACAATGACTGAGATCGATCCAAAATTTTTGCGCTACTATCTCGGCGCGGCGCAGTCAACGGCAGACATGCACTGGGATAGCGGCAAAGGCGAGTTTGGCAGCCTGGAGGATGCTGTAGGCTATGCCGTCGAGCTGCGTGAGCTTGAGACCGAGCTCCTGCGCAGCAAGGCGCGGCTGGCATGGGAGATGGTGGATCAGGCGGCTGAGCGTGTACTGGCCGAGACCTGGGGCTGCTCAACCTATTCAGTGCGTACTCTGGCGGCAATTGCCCAACTGCCGGACGAGCTGATTGATCCAACGGTGCCGATGAGCCTGTATCGGGCGGCGATTGAGACGGATGATCCGGAGGCCTGGCTGCGACGGGCGATCAAGGAGGGCTGGTCGGCGCGGCAGCTGCGGGATGCTGCCGACATCCGCAAGGGCAGGCGCGTGAGCCGCGCCCCGCTCTTGCGGGCCCGGGCCGAGGTGCAGGAGTGGCGGCCTGATGCCGTGGTGTTGCGCCCACGCGACTGGGCGCCGAGTGGTGAAGAACCGCGAGAGGTGGAGGTGGAGATCAGGGAGGTGTTGGAGAAGGGCGATGAATGAGAAACAGGGCGAGGGACGAAGAGTGATTGTGGAACGGACGATCAATCAACACGAGGTCCACCGCGTCGTCAGGGCGCTTGCGGAACTGCATCTTGAGTTCGACATCGAGAAGCGATACATTGATTACAAGGACTATGTCCGGAGGGGCGCACCGCCGGACGTGGTTGGAGTCGCCAGGTACACTATCCGCGTTTATGATCCAGCAGGCGACGATCGCACGAGGCATGAGGTGTATCACGATTGGCTGATGCCAATCCTCAAGCCCGTCGAGGTTGCCGATGAAGAGGGGGATTGGGAGGTGTTGGATGAACGCGAGAATACGTGATATGTTTGGGTCTCCGCGCCCGCATTATGTATGGCGCGAGACGGGGCGCTTCCTGCGCTGGCTAATTTCTCAGAATGCTTATCTCTGCCACGATCTGCGCGAGCGCGACGGTGAGCTCCAGGCGCTGGTGGATGGGCGCGGGTGGTTCGCTCCGCAGTGGCGCCCGGTGCCGCGCGACGCATGGCCGGCCGACATTGTCGAGATTGAGACTGGGCGGAGGCTACTGAATGAGCAAGAGCGAACTTGAGGATCTCTTCCTGGCGCTCTGGCGGCGGCTGCATCCAGGGCTTCCGGAGCCCGAGCGCGAATATTGCTTCGCTCGCGAGATCATCGGCGACAACCCGCACCCACCGGCGAGGCCCGGGCTGCGCGAGCGGTTGTGAGCTGCGGGGCTGCACGACTGGCGCTTCGATTTCGCCTGGCCTGAGCGGCGCGTGGCCGTGGAGGTCGAGGGCGGGACATGGAAGCGCGGGAGGCACAATCGTCCTGGCGGGTTCGCGGGTGACTGCGATAAGTACAATGCGGCGACGGTCTTTGGGTGGCGTGTGCTGCGTTGCACCGGTGATATGCTGAGAGAGCGGCCAGCGGAGTTTATGGGGCAGATCGCGGCATTGTTGAATGAACGACAGGGTGGGTGGTGGAAGAGGCTGCGCAACAGGACCGGCGAGGAGGCACAACATGGATGAGGCATACATCGTGATCTACAACCGCAGCGACGCCTACGGATTCGGTCAGCCGCTCCGCGTGCTGTGGAGGACGACGCGGGAGATTGCGCGGCACATCTGCTCGGATGAGCGAACGCGCGGGAGCAGCCACTTTCTCGGATGGACGTATGCGCGCGGCCAGGCCGCCAGATTCGTGAGGGATGACGGGAGGTATGACGCAGTGCTGGCCGATCTCGGCCTGTGTGTGCGCGATGGCGTTGTGGATGTGTGCAGTAAGTCAAAGGGTATTTGACCAAGGAGGTGTGATATGTGGAGGATGATTCTTCTGATTGCCGCATTCTGTGCGCCGTTTGTCCTCTGGCCCGAGGCTGATCCGCGCTTTCAGGCCATTGCCGCGATCGTGGCGGGCCTGGTGGCGTATGCGGTGATCATGTGCTGGGGCGCGGAGGATGCCGTGTCGTATCCAAAGATGGGGCGGAGGTGAGAGGTGTTAGAGCATGTGCTGATTGCGTTGATGATTGTATGGCCCGCGAGTGCGGCAATTCATATCACGATTGGAGTGCGGCCGCCGCTGGCTGTTTTCGTCGGTTTCGTATACGCCGCGCTGTACCTCGGAATCGCATACATTCTGCGCGACGAGGAGAGCTTCTAGGAGGTGGGTCATGTTCTGGTGGTGCCTGGCGTTGTTTGTGATGTCGGCGTTGGTCCTCGTCTGGGCGCTCTGCGCACTGAGTGCGGAGCTCGATCAGCAGGATGAGGATGAATTCGGAGTGGAGAAAGCACGGAGGTCGTGATGGACGCATTGATTACTCACCCATTATTTGGATCCCTATGGCTGTCGAATTGCAGGATCATTGAGGTCGATGGCAAGAAAATAGTCGTCGGTGATGCAGACGATACAACCGACGTCGGGTCACCATATATGCCGGATGATTATCGCGGACAGCGCGTGGCGATGTCATTCCCAGTGTCGTGCGTTCGAAAGTGGAGGTCGTGATGAGCAAGCGTAAATGGGAGGTGGTGCATGTTCCGGAATGCGTAGGCAGCAATGGAGCGGCGGCCGTGTTCGAGAGCGACGACGACCTCGCGGATGCCATGCGCGGCGGCACGCTGAAATGCGGGACTGTGCTGGCGCATGGCCCACGTCGCTATATCGTCTATCGGCGCGGCGGGGAGATCTGCCTGCTGCGGGCTCGCTTTGATTATGAGCTCGGCACATGGCTGGCCGACACAAACATCCGCCAGCCGTTCAGCCATTGCGTGATTGCGCGAGGGTGACATATGCTCAGGAACGACATATATCGGGCGCGCGCCGAGGTTCTCGCAAAAGCCAGGGAGGAAGGGATCATAGTCCTGACCAAGAGTGAGATCCGGAGGGTGTTTGCGGGTACAGTATCACCAAGCGCCTGTATGCGCGCCATGCGGGCCATGATGCGCGCAGGACTGACGGTGGGGGATGTTTATGCGCTGCGCGTGCCAATGAACGATTATGACAAGGGGGTATGAGATGGACGAAAAATGGATGAGGGTCGCCATCGGTGCTATCGCCGTTGGCCTATTGCTGCTGGCCGCTGTGTTTTTTACCAGGGGCGCCGTGGAGCGGAGGAGCGCATCGGAGCCAATCCGCGCCTATGTCACCGACCGCCATTGCCAGTTCGTGAATCCGCCCGTGGAGCAGCAGGGCATGTGGGCGGCATGCGACGACGGGACATCGTGGGGCGTGGTCCCTTTGGATGCGGGGCAGCCGCAACAGTGACGGTTGTCCCGCCCATCAAAACCGCCACTCCACCGACGCCAACGGCAACGATGGAGAGCGCGGCCGAGCCCTCATCGACGCCAACGGCTGCGATGGAGACGCCGCCGCCTGAGGCTGAGGCGCCGAGCAGGGCTGCGCAGATCAAGATCCGGTATTCACACTACTGGCCCCCACTCGGCGGGACTAACTGCTCCAAGTTCGCGGGTGGGCAATGCGTGTCTGCAACGGCCTCCGGGCAGCCGTGGGAGGAATGGGTTGGGCGCGGGATTGCCTGCCCGCGAGAATGGCCCTTCTATACACGGCTGGTGGTGGATGGCAGGACGTGGGTTTGTGTGGATCGCGGCGGGGCGATCAAGTATGTGGACGGCGTCCCGTGGGTGGACTTCCTGGTGCCCGAGGGGCGCTATCCGCATGGGCAGGTCGTGGAAGCGACGCTGTTTCTGAGATGAGGTCGTACAACGCAAGCACGCGGGATGGTATTGCCCTCGTGCTTTGCTGTATCTGGGCCCTACTGTGCAACATCCGGATGATCGGTGATGTCGTGCAGCAGCTTTGACCCGCCGCCAATGACAGCTGCAGTCAGCACGCGACCTGCGCTCCCGGTCAACCCTGGCGCAATGGTGAATAGGTTTATGTCGGCAAGGTAGCCTATAACGAAACCGGTTGCCAGCGCGATGTAGGGCAGGAACCACAGGTCGATGTTCGGGTAGTGCTTCCTGACAGGATCGGCAATGTAGTCGATGATGGCGTTGTTCGCCACGGCCAGCAGGAACGCGATGGACAAAATGCTCTGATCTAGCATAGATCTCCCCTCCTTTTTATCCAGAAGTCACCATAATTATACTCAATTCCTGACGCCAAGCCAGGTGGCAACGGCTCCGACGATGACCTGCAGCGTGGCGAGGATACCCGTGGAGATGCGCTGGCGCTCGCCGATCTGGGCGATCTCCACCTCAGTGACGCGGATGCGCTGCTCGTGGTCGTCCACGCGCTCGCACAGCATCTCATGATAGCCGCGCACCTCGTCGGTCAGCGCGTCCAGCTTCGTCGCCAACACTGCCATCGTTACCCGCCCGTTGCCGTTGTTCTCCATTGTCATCCTCCGCCTGCTACTGCACGATCTTGATCTCCTTCTCGCTAGGATAGAACCAAAGTTCTACTGGTCCAACCTCCTGCGGGTAGTACATCCCACGCTCAACATAACCGTCGGTGCCATCCATGAAGGCTCCGACATTGATCATGATCTGGTGTTGCGATTCTATCACCGTTCCCCGCGCCGACAGGCAATGCCTGCGCCGCTGCAGCACCAATTTGGTGTGCGTGTGGCCCATCGCGTAGATGTCGGCATCTGCCAGCAGCACCATGCGCTCCAATTTCAGCGCCTTTGCACCCGCCAGCCTGCCGCCGCCGTGCCCGTGATGAATGAACATCGTCTGCGTCCATGTGTCGGCGATCTTGCCGCTCGACGCTATCCTGCGCCTGAATCGCAGCCGCACAAAACCGCTGTAGCCCAACGCCCGCTCTGGCGGCAGATCGATGGCCCGATTGAGCTCGGCGTAGATGTCGCGCTCGGTGTGCTTTTGCAGCGAGAACTCGTGATTGCCGTAGAGCCGCGCCAGGCAGGTGCTGCCGAGCCGACCGAAGTAATGTCGATAGCGCGCCACCTGCGCCTTCGGTAAGTCGATCAGGTCTGCAAGCCCGATCCAATCCGGCAATGAGCTCGGATCGAATCGCGGATCCCGCATATTAATCGCGTCTATCGCATCACCAAGGTCCACCCAGTAGACGTTATCTCCTTCCAGTCGCTTTGCGACTGTCTCAATCAAATTCTCATTCACGCTCGCGTTGCCCAAATGCAGATCGCCGAGCAGGACGAGGACAACGGGCCCGCCCCACTCGTCGACGGCTATCTCTACCGCCTTCATGGCAACCTGTCAATGTGCGCGCAGAAACGAATGCCCTCAACCGCGATAGCGTCCATGTCACCTCCACGCCGCTCTGATGAGTCTGATCCCAGTCACCATTCTCCTCGCACCGCGCCCAACCAGCGAGTAGCGCGAGCCTCGCAGCATCTTCCTGGCCCCGTCCCACGGATCGATCACGGCCAGGTCATCCGCCGCCACGTCAACCCGCTCGACAACCAGGAAGTGCTGGTTGCCCAGCTGGGGCGCCGGCCCAGTCGGGTTCCATTTGACCTCCACGATCGTGGCTCCATAGCGCCTCGCCTCGTCGTCGATGATGTCCAGATCGGCCAGGCGGTCGCGCCAATGAATCACGCCACCCCAGGACAATCGCGGGAATGCCACGGGGATGCGCGACGGATGGCTGAGCAAATCCCCGGCGAATGCGCCAGCCGCCCTCAGCTTCGCCGCCACCTCCGGCGGTTCAGGCGGCGGATCTGCCACCATTGAGGCGATCATGGCAACGCAGCAAACCAGGCACCCGGCGCGGCCAAACGTGAGTTTGTCGGCATACACCTGGTCGCGCCAGCGCGGGTCGTTCTGGGACCATGCTGTGATGAGGGCTCGCTCAGTCGGCGCGGGCTCCTCGGCGTAATAGCGGGTCCATGTCCCGCCTAGCGTCTTGATCTCTAGCGCGTCCGGTAGCCTCATACGCCCTCCGCCCAGCGCGTCAATCGTTCCTGCTCATCAGGCGACCACGCGAAATCGTCCCAGCCCCAGCCAGAGTAGGTAAAGACGGTCCCACCCAGGGCGCGGTTGCCGTGTGCCGCGTTCCACTTTGCAAGTAGTTCATTGTAGCGGGCCAGGCGCTCAATGTAGAGATCGAAGTCTCCGTATGCTGATCTCCACCCCTTCCCGGAGTGCATATCGTCGCCAGTCTCTGAGTAGACGGCGCCGATCTCCCCGAAATAGTAGCGCGGATAGAACCTATGTCCTACAAACACTTTATCCCACTGCGCGAACCGCCCAGCGTGCCATTCCCATTTATCCTCAAGCCAGCAATGCGACGGGTTGGCGGTCCAGTAAGCGTGAGGGGCCAGGTAATGGCCTTGCTCGTGGGCAATCTCTGCGGCTGGTAGCAGCTCCTCAACCTCGCTCTCGTGCGGGTTGCCGACGGGGATCGTCAGGATGCCAGCCCGCGTCTTGTCCATGTACAGGTAGACGAGGTCCGCAAACTCCACATCGAAATCAACAGCTCGCGGGGTCTCTGGGTCGAATGTTCCAATGACCTCGTTGATACTCTCGATCACATCAATGTGACACCACAGGTCAGCCTCTGAAATCCCGAATGCCTGTGCGGCGGCCTGCGCCTCCGAGAAATACAAGCCGAGGAATTTCCTGGCGGCGTCTGGGATTGGCCCGTGTGCGCCGTTGATCCACTCCCCGTCGTTCGGGACGTAGCGCCTCCAGATGACGATGCAGTCAGGATTGGCCCTTTTCGCCCTGTAGGCGTCCCCGGCGGAAAACACTTTGACCAGGCGAGGCCGCCCGCGCCGCAGGTATTCCAGCCAGCCCTCCTTGGCAAAGACGAGATGAAGCCCAATACCGTTGCTGCTATAGAACGACTGTTCAGGGGGAGGCTTTTCTGGCTCCGTGGGATCGAACAGCGCTTCATGCGTGACGCTAACTCCGGGGTAGTAACGGGCGAAGAAATCGTCGAGCGCATCCCGATCCCAATCGCCATCCGAAAACCACAGCACATGCACATCGCGCTCGTCCAGGTCCCCGATCCCCGCGTCATCGGCAGAGAATCCGACCGTCCCGCGCGTCGGATACGCCAGCTCGCAGGCTTGCCTCATTTGGTCCAGCGTGGCGTGCTGTGGGATGAACCAGTAGACGCGGTGGTATTGCTCGCGCGGGGCGCCACGGCGCGGATTCGGTTCTGGTTGCGGTTCGTCAACGACCTCGGCCCGCACATCGTCAATGAAGAAATCAATGCCTGCAATGGTATGGCTCTCGAACTCGATTGACAGCGTCATTAGCCCGCTCTCCGGCACACGGGCCTTTAGACTGCACCTGGTCCAGGTGCGGTCGTCGAAATCCCGCTTGAACGTGAGCCAGTCACCGACGGTCGCTCCCAATGCCGCTCGCCAGTATGCCGCGCCGTAGTCGCCGTTGCCGTGCTGATGGACACGAACGGGCACAGTCACCGAGACGACAGCCCCGGGCTCGGCCACGATCGTGGCCTCCAGCCTGGCCGCGAATGCGCCGTAGGCGGCAAACACCTTATAGACCGTGCGACCGTCGATGATCAGCGGATCGGCGCCAGTTGGGCGCTCGTTGGGCGGAAGCTGGATTGCCAGCTTGTGCACGCACTCAGGCACGGTCTGAACGACGCTCTCTGTATCCCCTGGCAGATCTGGTTCGATGCTGGTCAGCGGCGCGCCGACAGCCTTCCAGGATAGCCGCCAATATTTTGGCTCCTGGTTGATGGTAGAGCCCGCTGGCACATCAATCCAGCCATCCTCGAACGATCCGTTCTTTAGCATCATCCTTCCTCCGCCTCTGGTTCTGCCCCGGGCTCCTGCACGCGATACATGACGACATCACCGTTCTGCTCCTGCCGCAGGCGATATTGCCCCTCTGGCAGACCGTAGTGCTGGCGCAATAGCTCGATCTGCTCGCGCTCTGCGCCCACGATCTCGTTGAGCAGGTTCTGCAACTCCTGGCGCTGCTGAGCAAGAGCCAGGAAAACGCGGGTCTGGGCCTTTGACAATTTGCGCTCGATCATTCTATCTCCTTCAGCTTAATGTGTAGACCGGCACATAATACGCCTGATCCGTAATCTGATTCCCGTCATCCTGCACGTACATGCGCAGGTATCCGGCAATCGTTGCTGTGGTCACGTCACCGGCGGCCACAATGGATTGCGTGAGGTTCCCGCTGGCAGCCGTACCGATGAAGCGGATGAATTCCTCGCTCACATCCGTCTGCTCCAGCTTGATCACAGGCCGCGCGCCAGTGGCCGAGCCCTGAATGAGGGCAAGCTCGCCGAGGTCCGCGTCCCAGAGGAGCGCTGCCGAATCATCGCGCCCAATGAGGATGTCACCTGCATCCAGAGTGAAGCCGCCCCAGGACTTAGAATCGACGCCAACCACACCGAGGGCCTCGTTACCGTCTGCGTCTCTCGCCCAGACACCCTCACTATCCATCCAGGCGAGATTATTGGCGCTGCGCCACGACCACACAGAAGTCTCGGCAAAGACGGGGGCTTGAGATTCGTAGATAGAGCGAATTTTGTCGGCGGAGAGGACGCGGCCAACTATTGCGAGGTCATCAATGTTGCCATTTGCTTGGTTGGCCCCTGCGGTGTCAGAACCAACATAGAGACTGGCCCCTGGAGTCGGAGCGGTATACGTGCCCCCGGACGCCGCCAGCGAACCGTTGATGTAGAGCGCCAAGCCATTGCTGCTCCATGCGGCAGCAACATAAATGTCGTCGCCTGCGCTGAACGATTGCGCCGCGCTCGATATTGTGTTTGTGCCGTCGGTGAAGTAGAATTTGTAATCAGCGCTGTTGTAATAGACGGCCAGCGAGCCCTCATCCCAAAGATATGATGTTGGCTGATCGTCGTAATCGGCGGCGGGTTGCCACCAGAGCGCGATGGTTCCAGAATCATCACTCGCTGGGTTGTCGTAGTAGAGCACGGTGGCTGTTCTGCTGCTGGTGCTCGCATGAGCCGTTCCTGACCATGAATGGCCTGGCATGTCGCCATAGCATAGCGGCGTAGGATACGGCTTTTTCTCCATTTGGCAGCCGTCGAACCAGGCCTGATTAGCTGCACCAGCACCAATGATTAAGCGCAATCTAACCTCTACGTTTGCCCCAGTGTCATTTGTCCACGTGCCAAACACAGTTACCCAATCAGTCGAACTTGTGGAACCGCTAACGCGGTCTAAATTATTTGTAACATCACGCAAGATGATATAGGCTTCCCCGCCTCCATCTGTCCTAACGCGACCCTGAATTGATACATTTTCACTAGGAGCTATCGTGACTCGATCTGATTGAACCATTGTCCAACTGGTTCCTAGATCAATGCGCAAACTTGCAGATCCAATCCATGATATGCTCGTATCGTGATTTGCCGAACCTCCAGTACCACCCTGGGAAAATGTCCAGCCATCTGTGACGTTATTCTCGAAAACGGGATTAATTACCAGATTCGTCGTCGCTTCCGCAATCTGCACCGCCTTCAGGAACTTCCCCGGCCTGAAAATGACCCCACCAGAGACTGTCGGCACCTGCCCCATGTGGCCGGTTGCTTCCCCTGTGAAGTTGATTTCATACGGCTCGGGACCATCAAAGTGGCAGATCATCAGAGCATCTGGGAGTTGAATGGCGTGTTTGCCGATGATATAACCCTGTGCTCGCAGGTTACCGCCGACATCCAGGTCGAACTGCGGATCAGGTGCACAGTTGATGCCAACGTTCTGCTGGCTGTAGTCTACGAACAGGATATTTGAGCCAACGGTCAGGTCATCACCAAACGTGGCTGCACCGTCTACGTCGAGAGCTCCGGTAATGTCCAATCCCGCAAACGTCGGGCTCCCATCGGTCTGGAGTTCTGCTAGTTGCGCGTTGGCATCCGTCAGCGCGGCATAGTCGGATTGCACAAGATGATAGTACTCATCCGCCGTACCGCCCTGCAATCCAGCGAGTTCGTTGTGGTAGGCGATGACACTGGGGACGAACGCTATATCAAACGGGCTCTCGACGGTCTCAAATGAAGTTGCGTTCTTCTCGATGACGATCTTTCCAACCAGCAGCCCAATCTCGACTAACAGATCTGGCAGCGACGACGGCGGCTGAGCGTTAATCGCATCGTCTAGGCGGTAGTCACCCCGCCCGTAGACCGCATAGACATGGCCGTCTGCGTCCTCGTAGATCCAATGGACGCCAAAATACGACCACCAGCCTTGCGGATCCGAAAGCTCGGCCAGTGTGCCAGAACCGTCGTCATAATGCAGGTTGTCAATCTGTGTCTGGCCTGTAACAAATGTCCAGCCGCCAGCGCCGTCTTGATAGACATACGTGAAAGTGTCTCCGCCAGACGAGTCAAATGTCCTTCCAGAACGTCTTGCTGGCGTAGTTGCTGACAACCTGCCCGGCGGTCGTGATGTGCAGGTCCGTCCCGTCGCGGTAGACCTGCCCCAGCAGGACGTTGGTGTTCCGGTCCGCTGGCCTGCTCGTATCGGCAACGATCTGCGGGCTGCCAGCGTTGTATTCAACGTAGATGTAGTTGATGCTGTCATCTGTCAGTGAAACGCTTGAGTCCTCAGCCCAGTCGAAGAATTTCGTAACGCCGACATCGCTATCCGTTGTTTTTATGAATCCCGTACCAGCGGCAACTGTAACGGTTCCGTCACCGTTGTCTGAGATGTCTCCGCCAATTAGTTTGCCCGCCGATTGGGTGGTGTTGAGCCAATCCTGAATGCTGCTGTAGGTTGGCGAGCCGATG